GTGGCTGGATGGGCAAACAAAGTGGACCGCGACCCCTCCAGTTTGGTCAATCCTCTTGCTGGAGTGGGAGTGGTGGATTACGATGAATGGGACCAAGTTTTATTACGAAACTCAAAGAGTAAAATTAAAAGAATGTTTAAGAATTATTATAATGGTCGGGATTGGGAAGACGACGATGAGGCTGGTTCTGAAGACAGCGCAGGGGTGATTCTTACTAATCAACTCAAAGAAAAGTTCCGCCCGCGACCGGGCAAAAGCCTCCTGCCATGGTGGAAAAGAAGAATGCTTCGCACAAACCCCTTTAATGCTAGCGGAGAATTGTGCGAAGAAAAGGATTAAGTAGTATTTACTAAGAGGTATATAATATGAGTTCACTTGCTGCAGCACTTCCACTGGAGATAGATTATAGTACAGGTTTTAAAATGATTACAGATCTTAAGACACTAGTCAAACAAAATTTGAAAATGCTTCTTCTTACAAATCCAGGCGAAAGAGTAATGGAACCTAGGTTTGGAGTTGGAATTAAAACTTATTTATTTGAGAATTTTGGAAGTCAAACTTCTGCCAATATTGATAATAAAATTAGGGAACAAGTTAGGATTTATATGCCAGCAGTCCAAATTCAAGAAATAACTTTTGGTATTACTGATCCTGACAATAATCATTTAGGAATACAACTCAGGTATACCATTCCGGGAGTTGGAGCTTCAGATTTCTTAGAAATAACTAATTAAAAAACGAGGGTTTTTTGATGTCAAATGAACAAAAAAAGATAATACCAATAGATTACACTCATCGCGAGTATGAAAGTATTCGTGAGGATTTAATGCAAATAGCTGAACGCTTTTATCCGGATACATTTAAAGACTGGAGTGAGGCTTCTTTTGGTTCTTTGATGCTTGATGCAGTGGCGTATGTGGGAGATCAGCTTTCCTTTTATTTAGACTATAATGTTAATGAATCTTTTTTAGATACTGCATACCAATATAATAATATTCTTCGTCATGGCAGAGTTTTAGGATATAAATACACCGGTGTTCCATCAACCTATGGCCAGGTAGCTCTTTTCGTTATAGTGCCAGCATCGGCAACAGCTTTAGGTCCCGACACCTCTTATACACCACTTTTAAAAAGAGGCTCTCGATTCACCGCCTCCAATGGCACTAATTTTGTCTTAACGGAAAATGTTGACTTTTCCGACACTAAAAATCCCGTTGTGGTAGCCACTGTTGATACTACTACGGGCGCCCCTACATTTTATGCGATCAAAGCATATGGAAATGTAGTCTCTGGATATTTCACTCAGGAAAAAATTAGAGTAGGAGCATACCAGAAGTTTTTGCAAGTACCCATGGCCACAACAAATGTAGCGGAGATCATGTCTGTAACTGATTCGCAAGGTCGCGAATATTTTGAAGTGGATTATCTCGCTCAAGACATGATATTAAAAGAAATGGGAAACACGAACTTTAAGAACGACAATGTGCCTTCTATTTTAAAACCATTTTTAACCTCCAGAAAATTTGTGGTAGAACGTACGCGCCTTTCCTCCTTCTTGCAATTTGGCAGCGGGAAGGAGGGGGAAACGAATGTCGTGGCGGATCCACAATCTGTGGCGGTGAATGCATTTGGAAAAGCATATGTAACCGATACGACTTTTGATCCCACTCGTTTGTCACGAAATGAAAGCCTTGGGGTGGTTCCTTCGAATACCACCTTGACAATAACATACCGAGTAACAAATGCCACCAACTCTAATGTTGCGGTAACTGCTTTAAACTCAGTAGGTAATGCCAAAATGGAATTTAAAAATCCAGAGTCATTAACAAGTACCACGATGCAAACGGTCATTAACTCGTTAGAAGTCTCTAACGAAGAGCCGATTATGGGCAACGTTGGCGCGCCCTCGTCCGGAGAAGTTAAAAGAAGAATTTTTGATACTTTTCCCACTCAAAATAGAGCAGTTACTCAAGCGGATTATGAAAATGTGGTTTACAGGATGCCGGCTAAATTTGGGTCAGTTAAAAGAGTTTCTGCGCAAAAAGATCCCAACTCGTTGAAAAGAAATCTTAATTTATATATTGTATCGGAAGATAGCCAGGGAAAATTAGTTAAAACCAATAACACAATTAAAGATAATGTTAAAACTTGGTTGAATCAATATAGAATGATTAATGATACAATTGATATTTTGGATCCCTACATTCTTAATATTGGCATTAATTTTACCATTAAAGCAGCCACAGGCACCGACAAGTTTGTTTTATTAGATAACGCAGTAAATGCGCTAGCGGCAAAATACAGTACACCTTATTACATTGGAGAACCTTTCTATATTAGCGATATTTACAGTGAACTTAAAAATGTCACAGGTTTGTTGGATGTTTTAACTGTTAAGTTGGTTAACAAAGTCGGCGCAAACTATTCAGGGGCTAATATTGATATTAATGATAACCTTTCGCCAGACGGAAGCTATTTGGTTGTTCCGGCAAATGCTCTTATAGAGATTAAGTTTCCTTCGACTGATATTAAAGGAAAGGTCGTATAATGACTATCAAAAGATATGTGGCAGATGCTGATAACACTGTTGTTAACGCTTATGATGCGAATTTAAAAACGCGAGGCACCGGCGCCAACGCGGGCCAATCGGATATTTTAGAGACCTTCTCTATTTATGGACGCGTCACCACGAGTTCTCAAGAATTATCTCGCATTCTCATTAAGTTTCCCATCAGTGATATTTCTACAGACAGAACCAACAATGATATACCAGCCAGCGGCAGTGTTAGTTTTTATTTGCGCATGTATAATGCAGAACATTCAAAAACTGTACCACGAGATTATACTTTAACAGTTCTTACGGTTTCACAATCGTGGCAAGAGGGCGTCGGCTTGGATTTGGAGGGGTATAAGGATTTGACGCTAAGCAACGAGGGTTCCAACTGGATGTCGGGCTCCAACACTGCCAATGCTGGTGCGAGCGCATCGTTGACAGCCCTCAGTAAAACAGCGGGCGAAGCTAATACTCGAACTTTGGTCATTACTGATGTGGCTGGCAATTCTGTTTCTTTTAGTATTGATAACAGCACCGATACTTCCACGGCAACAGTTATCGGTTTTTCTAATGCAAATAGCAACGCTTCACAATTTGCTACTAATATTGCGGCTGCTATTAATGCCGCCAATACAGCCGAAACACTGAATATTGCAGCCACAGCTTCTGGCGCCACTGTAACTCTTACTATGACTTCTATTAGTTTTGCAGGAAATCGCGTCTCAGATATAGCTGGAACTGCAATTACAGATAGTGTTATTACGGCTGCTTCACAATGGTCCGGAGCGACCGCTGGTTATTGGACTGATATTAATGGTACTTTGTTGGCCGGCGGGTCATATATTACGGGAGGAGCAGTGGCGGGCATTGTAGATACCGAAATTTTTACTTTCACTAAAGATTTCTCCACCGGATTAGAAGATTTAGAATTAGATATCACTCCATTAGTAGAGCAGTGGATGGGTAGCACATACTCTAACTATGGCGTGGGAGTACATCTTTCGGCCAGTTACGAAGCATATGAATCGGGTTCAGCAAATACTATCACTAGTCGTATTCCAGGACAGCTTGCCCTTGACGGTGATGATGATACACAAAGTGTTATTTACAATCCGAGCGGTTCAACCACCTCCTATTATACCAAGAGGTTTTTTGCCCGTGGGACCGAGTATTTCTTTAAAAAACCAACTATTGAAGCTCGATGGAATTCAGCAAAAGCTGATGATAGAGCAAACTTTTTCTTTAGTAGTTCTCTAGCCCCAGCCGCCAAAAATCTTAATACAATATATTTCTACAACTATATTGATGGCCAATTGACTGATATTCCCGACTTAGGAGATGATAAACGTATTTATGTGAGCATTTATTCGGGTTCAACCGGAGGTTTTTATACAGGGGGTGATGGAGATGATGTGCCCCCCTCAGACATTCCTGTTTCCGGTTCTCTCTCGGGGGCATTTGGATCGATAGGCAATACTGGGAGTGCACAGGTATTATCTCTT